GTGTCCTATCGCTCTCAAAAAAACCACCCCCCTTACTTAAATTACATCTCTTGCATAATGCTTGAAGGTTATCCATCGAATCATCACCGCCTAACTTCCTTGGAACAATATGATCAACGTGGGTAGCCTCTAATCCACATCTTTGACAAGTGTGCTGATCTCTGGTCAATACTCTCTGCCGGATCTTACGCCATAGAGCTGTTGATCCATCATCTCTTAATGCTGATTTCTTAATGGTAGTTATTCCTTTGAAAGAACTCCCAGGCTTTACAAGGTGAACCATATCTGTTATCGATATATTTCAATCCCCATTGTATTTGCTGTTCAACGCTGGCAGTTTTTAAATACTTTGATCTGCCTTGTGGTATCCCATAATGCGATCCATTAACAGCAGTTGGATCCCAAGCCGATTCTTTCCCATAAAGTTTGGCTAAACATTTCATCTGGGTTTTATCATCTACTAATACAGCTGCATATTCTTTTGCTGTTAATTCTTTAACCTCATCAGGTGCAACAGCGTAAGCCGGTGTAAACAGAGTTATCCCAATAGCAACTAGCACCGAGCGACCTACCCGGCTCACCGGGTCGCTCTGAACCCTTGATGGGTTCTGCGTCGATAGCGTACCATTCATGTCAAATCCTTTCGTAAAAGTGCAGGTCAAAGCGGTGTTTCTATTTAGAGCCTCCCCATCCTGTTCTTTTAAATGAAATGCCAATACTGCCCCAAACCCTATGCATTTCGATTCCACAACAGATCGGCTTATGTTCTTCATCCATTGACTTTTCAATCTCCATAGTTATTTCGCAGCTGATGCATTTGAATTCATAGACTGGCATATTAGACAACTTCCTTTCATAAACATCCAGGCTCCGCAACCTGTGCATCTTGTGATTTCCTCTGTTGGTATTAGATCAGCCAATATCGGCATAATGTCTTTAAGTTTGACAAACGCTAAGTATTGACCTGCATCCTCTCCTTGACCATTGCATCGCATGATTACCATTGGCAATTTACCAGCTGCATTTGATTCGGCTTGTTTGATCCAGGCTAAAGGCTGGAAATCAGCCCTAGCCTTAACCTCGATTGAAATGGTTGGCACATTGAGAATGTCTTCTCCTTGCCTACCTGCCCCAGCAGTATCTGCATATGGAAACCATTGTTTCAGATAATCGGCTATAACCTTTTGAGTTCTATAGCCTCTTGTCTTTCGATGATTAGCCATTAACTGAATGACACTTTTTACAAGTCCATGTGGCATTAAATGGAGCATCGCTGCTTTGAATGGTTGCGAGGTGAGCAATAATTACTTCATCGTTGCATAACTGGCAATGAACAGACATTGACATCAAGTTCATCCATTGACCATTGACATTTACTTCTACAAATCCCATCAGACACTCCTCAACTTTTGTTTTTCCCATTTTCCAGATGATGCAAGTTTGTACCAAATCGTCGGGCATGCTTGCATTGGTGCTTTATTACCAGATGGGCAAAAGAATCCACCCCACGGACGAGAATTCTTTTCGCCTTCACGCCATGTCATTTGACCATGTTCGCAAACCTCTAAATTAGCAAGTCCTAAAACATCTTGAATAGTAGCGATAGCATCAGCTGCTGAAACTGCCATAAGTTGATTTGCATCAGCATAGATTGGTTGGTTGCTCCAAGGATCAGCGGCTAGTGCTTCCTCTTTTGTTTTAAAACTTGGCACTTCATTGGCTTGCTGAATTTGCTTTGCTGAAACTCTTTCGACCTTACTCATTTCCTCCCGAGATGGTCTTTTACCTTTAGCTGCGTAACCGCCATTTGCAAGCGCCCGACCGATCGCGCTAGTCTCGCAATTTTCCAGCGCTGAAGTTGAATTAACACCGCGATCAGTAACCTTCTCCTCAGCGTATCCGGTTGAAAACGCCACGCTATCTGCGAAAGTTCGATATAAATATGCTTTAACAATGAATCTATCATTTTGAAAACTCTCCAATTCTGTGCTTAATCTGAAATCCGGGAAATCTTTTATAAACTTTTCTAAACGGGTTTCGACTGTTTCATAATCTGCTAAATTAAATGCCATCTGGTAATTCATCCTGTCCCATTAGATAATCGGTTTGTTCCGGTAATGACCATACTGTGCCATCTGCCCAAGTCTGCACGTCAACAGCGCATTGATTGCAGTAATTTCTGCGTGTCCCCTTGCTTTTTGGGTGATTGCTCAAAACTGTGTAACTAGCTGCTTTTTGTCCAAGTAGCGAATTGACGCCATATCGGACTTTGCAGTAATCGCACCAAACTCCGGGTGCTGATTTAATAACTGTCAAGGTCATTCCAATCAGTTGATGCAATTTGTCCAGCGAGCGCAATGTATGCTGCGCCGTCCTTGTAACTGTCTGCGTGGAGGCTTGTTTCTTGTAAGCGTGCGATTTTGACAAGTGCCATACAGATTGCGACTTCGTGAGGCTCGATGTTTCGTTCAAGAAAGGTGCTCCAGTATTTGGAGATTCGAAGGTGATTGATAGCTGCCAAGCCATAGTCTTTACCTCGATCTTGGATGAGGTCTTTTGCTTCGTCAAGGATGTCATTAGCGATCATTAACACTCACGCGCTGACTGTTTTTGCCCACTACTAAACCTTCTCGCTTGCCCTCATTAAAGCCCTGAGACCAACCGACGACATACCATAAAACGTTTGCGATCAGTAATAAAATGATTACTGGCACTTGTAAATCCATTTGCTTTCTCCCTTTATCAGATACTGGGTTTCTCTGATGGGATTACGGTCTCACAATCTGGAGACAATTACACGTTTATTTAGATAACGAAACGGTAACGATTTAGCCCCAGCGTTTGCCTTGATAGATAAATGATCCATCTTTAGGATCAATAGGGATAAGTTCAGGCGTGAAACGTTTACCGTGTAGCGTGCCGACCACAAATCCCATCTGCCAGTTTGCATAACCCTTTGTATAGCCCATACCGGGGCTTGCAAGGTCTACAAGGTTGCCGACTTCAACACCCCATACAATACGCCCGTATCGCCCTCCAGAGGCTTCTGAATGGGCAGATAGCCCAAGTCTATGGGTATGACCTGACACGATTGATTTACCCATACGCATGGCGCCGTTAAGGGCTGTTTGTCCAGGTTTATTCGATAGTGGAAAAGCATCTCCATGACAAGTATGCCAGCCAGGAGCAAAATCAAATCCGTTTGGATGGTACCGGATGCCGGCTTTGTCGTACCCCATAAATTTGTCGTAACGCAGCTCAGGCAGATTCATAAATGCCGGTAATCTGCGGGATAGAGCCTTGTAAACGCGAGCGCCGTGATTAGATCCAACGACGTCAGTAACGCCAAGATATTGAAGAATCTCTAAAGTGAGTTTGCGATCCTCATCGATGTTGCCTTCGACTTCTTGCCATGATTGAGCAAACCCGCCAAGCTGCGGTAGATCAATTTCATCACCAATACAGATGGTTTGGTGAGGCTTGTAAGCCCTTAAAAACTTGCCTAGATTCTTGACTGCTGCTTCATGAAAGAACGGTGCCTGGATATCTGAAATCCAAGCAATTCGTTTTACTGTCATTAGTCCTCGTCGTCGTCGTCCTCATAGTCACCGAACCGTTCTGGTTCGATAGGATCTGGCAAGATCCAAGCAGGATAGGCAGAATGTTCCACAATAATGCCAAGGACTGTTTCCTCATCAAAACCTGCTCGCTTTAGACTTTGAGCAAATTCATACATCCCTATGCAGTACGCATCAAGTGCAGAATAATCTTGCTCAACTAGGTCTTTAGTTGCTTTCTTTGCCATGTGGATAAGTGTTCCTTACTTTTTGAGAAGTTCCATCATCTGCTCTTGGCGTGTCTCTATTCTTGCCAATCGGTCAGCGAGAGATGATCCACCATTCGGCGTAAGAGTCCACAGCCAACCGCGAACCAAATAACGCAAACCGCCAACAAATACAGCAAGCGTCGAGACAATGGCAAGGATGAACCCAGCCCAATCATTTGCACTCACTTTTTTGTAGGAGTGGCATAACCAAATACGCCTGACAAAACGGCAAACATGATTGCCTTGTAATCAAGTGAGAAATTAGATCCTGCCCAAGCTGCTAAAAATGCACCAGCAGTAAGGATATAAGGGTTTTTCATGTTCATAGTTTGCCTCCTAGCATTGGGATTTGAAAGAAATCTGAAGCCTCATCAGAAATCTTTTGAAACGAGATGTGGACGTGCTTTGTATGCGGATTGATTCCGTCGTATTTACGCCACGCCCAGGCTTTTTTGCTTGAAGCAATTTTGCCGTTGAATATGACATAAGCAATTCTTTCAGGATGAGATTTGCCATAGAGTCGAATCTGATCTGCAAGGTCGGGCATGAGGTCAGGTTTTGACTTTCCGGATAAGTCACGGTCGATATCGATGGCACGTACCCAGCCTTGCTCATCAGGATTATGATCTGACTTGCGCGCAGAATGTCGTGTGTCGCCGATCCATCCATCTGAAGTGCGATCTCTATCCGGGAAGGTATCATCAATTTGCTCCCTGAGTTGAATCGCTGATTTGCTGAGTCGTGCTTTCATTGATTACTTAATCGAACCTAGTTCAGCCTCGTGTGCATCGATAGCAGCTTCAAGAATTGATAGCGCTGTAGCAGCGTTTTCAACACCTTCATCATTGCCAAGTGTTTCGGCAACCTGAGCATTGATTGAGTGCTGGTATGCCTCAGCTGCAAATTGTGCTAAGCGATCATGAAGTAACTTCTTTTTCTGATCGTCCGATAAGTATTTTGAGTAGTCTATTGTCATTTATTTCATCCCTTATGCTGCGTAGTAAGGCACTTTATACTGTGTGCCGGCGACTTGTATTTTTAGATAACCAGTTGGTGTTAGTGGTAGTGCTGAAGCGCCACCTGCTGCACCGACTGTTGTTGCTGTGTTTGCTGCTATGTGCTTAGTAATACCAGCAGAATCAACGCCAAAGATCAAAGTAGATGTACTATCTTGAACAACAAAGGAATCGGCTGTTTGTGCTGCAAAGTTAGTAGTAGCCAAAGTTATGTCACTTGTGCTTTGTATGTTGCTAATTCTTGCTTGGTAAGTTGTTGTAATTCCTGCACCAATACCAGTTCGCCCATTAAAGAAATTGGGAGCTGTGCCGTCCATATACAGGTTAAACCGCGCAGAACCTGATGCAGCAAGCGCACCTCTGAAAGAGTAGTTGTTCGTGGCTGTGTTCATGGCAGATTCAACATAAAATCCGTATTGGTTAGTTACAGATGAACCTGCACCAATAGTCACACCAGTCGCAAAATAGTGAGACATTTCACCAACGGTGAATGCAGAAGCAACTGTTGAAGGTGTTGAAACAAACATACGGGCGTTTCCAATAACACCTGATTGGATTGTGCCTGAAACATTTATGCCCCAACCAGATGTTGAGCCTGTAATTGTTTTAGTAACTGAAAGTGAATTACCTGTCCGACCTGCTGTTGCACCAACGGTAAACTCACCTGCTGAATTGACTGCCATCACTAGGTTCGAGTTAGTGCTGAAGGCTACTGTATTTGCAGCCGATAGATACATGCCATTTGTAGCAATGGTTGAACCTGTAACGATAAAGCGTGTTGCTGTTTGTGCAGCTGTGAACACATTTGCAGCGGTCAGATCGAGTGCTACGGACGGCACGGGTCCAGTACCGCTTGTCACCGCAATACCTGATCCAGCTGTTATTGCTGTTATATCACCGACATCGTTTGTGACCCAAGAATAATCCAGATCCGTGTTGGATGCCTTTGCTAAGATTTGTCCAGTCGTGCCACCTTTAAGATCGACAAAGGATGTATCCACGCCACCTAGAGCAGTACGGATAGCAGCTGCGCCGTCCTTTACGAGGTCAGTATCGTGCGGTGTTTCCCACCCGAAGTTAGTTGTTGTTGCCATGTTTCTCCTTTATCAGGCTACTATTGTAGCGTCAATCCATTGTAGGGTCGGGCTTAAAGTGTTCCAAGTCTCGGCTGCGTTTACCCGATCCCAACGAGTTGTGATGATTGAGTATGCCGTAGGGCTGAGAGTCAGGGTGAGGTTTAGTTGGTTATATCCAGCCTGAAAAGTCCAACCCTCGACAAAACCTTGAAAACGTGAGTCAGTTATATTTACCGGCAAATCGGTAATATCCAAAGGTTGCCCCATAAAGACATTCAGCAAGGCATCGCGATCAGTATCGTCTAATTCTCCATTAGCCAGAGGGAAAGTAATTTCCTTAAACTGAGCCTGTGGGAAGGCTCGCAGTCCTAAATAGAAATCTGCTTGCTCCTCAGCATCTAATAAGTTTTCAAGTGAGGTTGTGATCTGGTATTGCTGTGGTCCATAAATCGATTGAGATTGTGCGTCAAAAGCATTAGCCGTTGCATTTGCTTTATAAATAATTGTGACATCGTTACGGACATCGCCTGAACGCTTTTGAGTCCTGATACCCCGAGCAAGTGCAGTATTGGCAGATAACTCCACATAACCGTTATTGCCTAAATAATCTGCTCGATGAGTGCTGTCCGCATACCCGATTCGTCCGCTGGCGTCCTCGTACAAATAACCAAATCCAGAGGTAGCCAAGGCAGAAACAAGAGAATAAACATTAGTAGTGTCTGATGAACGAGAAGTTAATTCATAATTACCAGGAGTATCAATCTCACCTAGTCCTACATTCTCAGCAGTTGCCCATGTAATTGTTGAATCGTAAGCAGCCCATGTTTCAGCTGCTGGCACTTCATTCCAGTTATTAAGGAGCAAGTCTGAAAGAATTGTGTATATCTGGTCGCCGTCAAAATCCTTGCTTAAAACGCCCGTTGTGAGGCTCTTAGGCAGTTTAGACAAAGCACCCAAGGCAATTACCTTAATACGCTCTGAAATGCCGTTAGAACCTGCGTCATAGACTGTTACGTCGATGTCTGAGACAAAGCCACCAAAGATATTAACATAAGCCCCAGTAGAGTCCTTGACCTTGATTACTACTTGGTCATTTATATCTATAGATATTGGTGACTGGTCAAGGTTAACAATCTCAACATTGCAATATCCAGCGTAAGGCTGAGAGTAAATGTCAGTTCTACCTGATGTAATTGTCAGGTTGGAAAGAGTCAGATTAGTGACGTCGCCAGCGCCATTAATTGAAACAGCCCAATCAGGAGTCCATTGGCTCATACTGTTTGGAACGCTCCAACTCCGCCACCGCCACCACGAGCAGTCGAGTTATTAAGAATTTCAACGATCTGACGAGCCGTTGATTCGCTATCGATTGCACCATTGACGGTTAGATTAATACTTGGTCCAGACGCTGCCATGATTCCGGCAAGAGTAGTTGTGCTTACTCCCGAGTTAGATGCAAAGCCAGAGGCTAAATCTTTAGTAGCAGTCGCAGCTGACTTAGAGGCAGATGATGTTCCACTTGATGAACTGCTAGTAGTTGATGATGAGATTTTAGGAGCGACGTAAGTCGGTGTAGTTATCTTTGGCGCTGAGACTGATGGCGCTGTAAATGAAGGCTTAGAGATAGTTGGAATGTTAGGCAAGATTGGAATTGCGTTGTAAGCCTTAATAAGAGCATTAATGCCATCGATGGAGCCGGATACAAGCGAACGGATTACATTGATAACTCCGCCGACAATATCTACAACTCCACCGGCAATCTTTGCCACGAAGGAGATGGCTCCACCAAGTGCAACCGTAAAAACTGGCACAATGTAATCAACGATAAATGACCCGAGGGCTTGAAAAGAATCTTTATTACGGTCGATTGCTTGCTTGATTGGATCAAAGAGTTTAGCAAACTTTTCAAAGCCTGGTACTACCTTTGTCAAGATGATATCAATTAATGATTGGAGGATAGGCAATAACTTGTAACCGATTGCTTCAACTGATTCGTCAAAAGCAACCTTTAGTCGATCCATACGACCTTGGTAAGTCTCAGCGTTTTTAGCAGCTGCGCCACCAAATAGATCGCTGAGTTTTGTTTGAACATCAGTAAAGGACATTGCTTTCAATTCAGCAGCAGTTAATCCAATACCTAAACGACCAAGAGCTGCGCTGTTACCATCGTAAGCCTTGCCCAAAGCGTTTGCTACGCCTTCAAGTGGCTTGCCTGTCTGAGTTGATATGTCAAGAGCAAGAGATAATAAATCTTGAGCCTTACTGACTGAGCCAGTCGATAAAGCCAAACGAGCCAGAGCTGGACGAAGGGAATCATCTGCAATACCAGTTGCGCGAGCCATCTTGTCAATGGATTTCTCAGTTGCTGCAATCTGTGCATTAGTTGCACCTGTTGCATTAGTTAATGCTGAGGCTAGTTTAACCTGGCTCTGTTCATCGGCTAGTGCAGCCTTAACTCCATCAACGCCAATCTTAACTGCATAGGCACCGGCAGCAGCAGTAGCTGCTAAAAACGCGGCACCTGCAACCTTGCCAAACTTTTCTAACTTGCCAGCAGATGCTGCTACATCTTCATTGGCTGCTTTTAACTTTTTATTAAGATCATCGACGTCAGCAAGAATCGAGAGTTTAAGGGTTCTATTACCTGCCATTAATCCCACTCCTTCAATATCTTGCTAAATGCTGTTTCCCACTTCTCAACCAACTGAGGCTGAATCTGACGCAATGTTGGATAAATAAAATATCCAGAATTGCCTCTCCCTTTGTTTGGCGTACGCTTTGGAAACTGCTTAAAGCGATTAGATCCAAACTCCATACCATAAAGTAAATCTAAAGTTGAACCGCCACCGCTAAATTTTTGACGGGCAAATCCATAACTGAACTCACCAAGTTTAGAAGTCCTACTTACCTTAACTCCATCAGCAATACGGCGAGCAGCAGTACCTGAAACCGTGCGAGTCGCTGCTGAGACCTTAATCTGTCCAGCAGCATACTCAGCAAGATTAGAACTTTCCTTTTTAGCAGCTTCAACGGCTTCATCGGACATACCTTTGAAAGCCCTGGCAATACCGCGTAGATCTGATTTGTCATAAGCGATCTTGACTTCATCTGCCATCCGATCGCTCCTTCAATATATCTATCGCCGTTAAAATGTCGTCCGCGTCCTCCCAGTATTGCATCGGTATCCCCGTCTCTATTGCTAGATTGACGAGGATCCGCCTTATGCTTCCTGGTTCGTGGCTTTTGGGCTATCGTCTCCGACTGTTACGTCAGCAACGGTCTCAGACCAAATTTCGTAAGACTTAGTAGGCTTTCCAGCGTTCTCTCGCTTATAAGCGTTATAAGCCAAAAACATAAGATCCCAAATGCCAATCTTGTCATTAGCCTGAGAAATCGTGTTGCCAGTTGCCTTCTCCCACTTTGCCCACTCAGGAGGCTGAGCCGTATAAGTTGCTTCGTCGCCTGAGTTATATGTAATTGTTATTGGTAGTTTCATCTGTGCTCCCGTTGGTAGATTTTAACTGAATGTGTCTGCTGGTGTTCCAACTACTTGTAGCGCCCAAGTATCAGTCTGTGCTCCTGGAGCAGCGCCACCGATTGTTGGGAATACTGGCAAGACGTTGCAAGCAAATACTGCGCCTGTTGCAGCTGTTAGAGATACTGCAAGAGTTGTATTTGGGTTTGTATCAGCTGCAGTCCACATTGCTTCGAATAGTGATGATGCAACACCCCAGTCGGCAAGTAACTCTACGTTAAGAGTCCAATTGTCGTCTGTGTGTTTAAAAGCCTTACCATCGAGGGTTTGGTAAATATCGATAGTTGGTGAGTTTACGAGAGTCACGCTAGTTGTCTGAGCATCGTAGTTTACTGTTGCGATGGTTAGAACGAGGTCGCGACCCGTAATGACTGTTGTTGGCATTATTGGTTCTCCTTATGCTGTCTGCGTATACCAAGTGGATACGCGTATGTCCGCGACTAGCAAGTTACTAGCGCCTACTTGTGTGACTGTTGGTCGATCAACTACCTGGAGTTCATATCCAGCCGGTATAACCGCCACAACACTTGTTATTAACTGCTCGATGTTATCAAGCGAGGCTGGGTTGCTGTTGTAAGCAACGCAGCAGGTTATCGTGTAATTTAACTTGCATCGAAAGGTACTCTTGCCGATTGTCTCAAACTCCATATATGGAGAATCCGGAACGACGACAACAGCAGGAGCCGGAATCTGTTCTGGAACATAACTAAATATGTTGGCAGAAACTCCAGCAAGAGCTGTGGCAAGAGGAGTGCGAACCGCTGAAAGAATAGTGCTAGGCATTACTGAGCCATCGTTTCAACATCGATATAAGGTCCTAGGAGACCAACGCAACGATTAAACAAGCTGCGCCCCATTCGATATGGTGACGGTGTAAAATCTACGCCTTCAATCTGTCCGCCTGGAGCAGTACGAGATTGAAAAACTTCAACCGAAACTACCATGATCGCGGATTCGACCGCTGCAACTCCAACATAAGTTGAAGCGCCTGTAAGTGTTGCGGTTCCACTAGGGATAACATTCTTTTCGAGGACATCGGCATTAGTGATGTTTGCTGTAAATGCGTATGCATCGACATCATCATTGACTGTTCGAGTGCCGTTAAATGGTGTTCCGCATCCTGCGATGACAACTGATTGTCCTTCTGTAAACTCATGGATTCCTACCGTCGTAAAGGTTGCGACATTGCTTGTCAGCGAAACCATTTGAATCGGTGCAGAAAATGTTGTAAGCAAAGGCAAGATAACTGCCTCAGATGTATCGATTATATCGTTCAAATATGCATCTGAATAAAGAGCAGACGAAACGCCAAGCACTGATCTCAACTCTGATGCTGTGATAATACTTGGCATTTCATCCTCTCTAAACTGCTGCCGGGGAGATCGGGAGCAACCCCCCCGGCATGATTAATTGTTGGTTACTTATGCAACCATGAAGCGGTATGCGCCTGCGCCAAGTTTTGTCGCGATTGCGCCATAACCATAGTAAGCAACTTGAACCTGACCTGATGAGATCACGTTTGTCTGTAGTGATAGACGTGCTGATTCGTACCATGTGTAAGCATCTGGATTTACAACGAGAAGTGTGTTATCGCCAAGTCCTGAGCCATCTGTTAATGCAGTTGAAACACGTAGGTTAAGACCTAGTAGGTTTCCGCGAACTGCTGTTGCAGTCAATGTTCCGCCAGCGTTCTGAGGGTTAATTGTCTGATTGAAAATTGGACGGTTTGAAGAATCAACCAAGCCCATTAGCGCGCCCCATTGTTCTGGAGATACGATGATGTTTTGTGCAAATCCAAGTGTTCCCTTGTAGATAGAAACAGCTGCATCTGAAACAAAGTCAGAAACTAAAGCACCTGTTGTAAGTGCTGCGCGGTTTCCGCCATCTGTTCCACCGTTAATAAGTGCTGTTCCAACTGCAACATCTGTTGCCTTTGCGTATGCAAACTCCATCTGACGAACTAACTCAGCGAAAAACGCTGGTGAGCTGCGGTCAAGAATTTCGAGGCTAAATACTTGCTGTCCAATGTACTTCTTAACATCTACTGAAACGAACGCTGAGTTCATATCTGTATTTGATGGTGTTCCTGCCTCAGATGCAACAGCAACTGTTGGAGCAACTGTGATCTTTGGAATCTCGAAAGTCATACCTGCATCAGGTAGTGCTCCGCGTGAGATTGAGTCAATGATTGGGCGATCTGCGTTTGAGATGCCATTGATTACCTCTGTTAGTTGACGTGTTGGTACTAGACCAGCATTGTCTGTTGTGTCCGCTGCTGCTGCAACGTACAACTTTGATTCATCGCTGCCCAAAGATGCGCGAACTGAGTGCTCCAAATATGAAGCCTTGTCAACGATTGGGTTACGAACCTTTTGTGAATTGAGTGGATATGAAGTCGCTTTGACTTCTGCCTTAGCAGCTTCAACCGCTTCGGTTGATACTGCCTCTGAAACGGTTTCTGACACTAGGTCATCTCCTTCGGTCTTAGGTTCCTCGATCTGAGGCTCCGGGGTTGATTCGCTTGCAGCCTGTCCTTGTGTTTCGGTTGCTGCAACCTTTTCCACTTCCGCACCTGGGATTGCTCCATCAGTTACGAGTGAAACTTCAATTAACTTCGATGCGCTGATAGCCATTACGCCATCCTTGTTATCCCACGCATCTACTTCGACGCCGACGCTAAAATCTGAACGTAGTCCAGTTGCAGCTTCTTCCAAAGCATCATTTCCAGCAGTTGTCTTTGCGATCTTAAATGATGCAGTAATACCTGTATCATCCTGTGACCATTCAACCAACTTGCCTAGAGGCTTTGTGCGGTTATGTTCTAAAACTAGTTTTGTGTTTTTGCCAAACTCGATTGAGTTAGGTAGAAACTTTGTGCGACCAGCAGATGTGTTACCTTCTGCGTCCCATTGCACAATTCGTCCTGCAATAATGCGTGTTTCAGCATCAGATGCAGTAATTGTTACCGGCATTGTTATTTTCATGTGTCGATTAGATCCTCTTCTTCGCGAATCTCTTGAACGCTCATTGCGCCAATACGATTCAGGATTTCATAAACCTGCGCGCGCTCCAAAGGATTACCGCGTAGGTATTCGTCTAGCGAATAACGGATTTCATTGCCTTGGCCGACAAAATCCGGCATTGATAGACGCTGTTCTATTGCGACGAGCAAATTGCGTCCACCAAAATCGATAAGGGAGCGACGTTCCGCCGTAGCGTTTGAATACGTCATTGATGTTGTTTCAGCACTTGCAAAATATGCAGGCAAGCCAATAGCGCGACATAATTCTAACGCTACATACTGACGTGCCTCATTTAGTTGCAGTTTGTTTGGATCAATTCCCATAGCCTGCAATTCCACGTCGGCGTTCAGAAATGCTGTGCTCCGAGTGCTGCGGGCTACGCGCCAGGCTTCAAGCAATTTGCCAATACGCTCGCTAGTAAGATTTGTTCCGTTTGACTTTAGAACCATCATTGGTACAGGTTCTTTAGCAAATGCCTCTGATGCGTTTTCTAACGCAATAGCTGCGCGGATCGTGCGACCTGCGCGAGATAAGAATCCTTCATCCATACCATTGAATACAACGAGAGATCCAACTCCCATTGTTGGCACGTCATAACCGTCAACTCTAAATCCAACTATCTCTGTTGATGCCGCGTTCAGCGTTTCTGTTACGCGATCTGGTGCAACGCGCGTCCATTCTTGAATTCGTCCATCTGCATACATAGACATGACTTGTCCATACGCCACGCCGTGAAATAACAAATCCTCAGCAATGAAAGCATAAATAGCAGAACCGGGAACGCGCGAATCAGGTTGATTTATTACTCGATTGGGTTCGACGTGTGCGCCGGTACTTTTAACGTATTGCTCTAATGGCAATGTTGCAAGGCTGCATAAAATGTTACGCGCTCTTGCGATTGTCGGAATCGCCATTGCTTGCTGGCGTGAAGCAGATCCTAAAGTTCCGAATAAACTGCTTGCGGTTGAAATATTGTAAGGTACTGGAGTCGCAGCTGCGTCAACCGTCATAGCAGGTTGAGGAGCCTTAGCGAATAAATCTTTGAGTGCCATTAGCACAAAATTATACCATAATCAACCTAACACGATATCGACTTCGGAGTCAGGACGTGTCGCAAAGTGACAAACCATTGCCATTCCAACCGTGGCGCAAATTGTCGCTCCAGATGCTTTTCGTCCTAAGTACCAACCTCCATCTTTAAATGGAAGTTTGACCGCTGATAAAACTTGCTTATTCAATTCGGCTTGATTTGTGTGGACTAATCGCTGGGAGGTAATAGCCGACAACATTTCATCACAAGCCTGACCATAAATGGCTCCATCGATGGCAGTTGTTGGAATACCTGCCGGAATCAACCGAGAAGCAACTGCGCCAGCCGTTTGACGACTGTAAGCGACCGTCTCCACGCTATATCGCTTCGTCCAGACAGCGATACTGTTTGCGAGGTCTTTGTCATCAATCGAAACTGGATTCGAATACGTTTCCAGTAATACAACGCAGAACTTGTCCCCAACAAGTCGTTGCGCTGCAACTAACGCAGCTGCTTTTCGATCTGGGCTCAGATCAATAGCCATCCAAGTTGGTTGCTCCCGATCCAAAGCGAGCATACCCTCGGATGCGCACTCTGACCAACTTGACGGATTGATGGCTGGATTGATCTGGCTTACCCATTGGCACAAAAGTTCTGTGCGAATAATAGACTCATCATCTGACATTGCGGATCTGAGATTGTCGATGTGGATTGTGTGTCCAAGGCTCGGATTGGCTTGCTGCCAACCATTCATGTCATCGATAGCGCAACCTGGCTCTGCCGACCATTCAAACCAGCCAATTGCATCATTTGATCCGGCAGCAGCTGCTAATCCTCGCTCTCTCATGCGAAGCAAGATTACGGAATGTTGGTCTCCGGCATTTGAATACATAATCGCCATTGGATTTTTGGATGCCATTTGAGTAAAGCGAAGCGATGCCCACACTTCGTCATCTTTGTATTCACGGACTTCATCGAGATGAATTACGTCCGGTGCTGCGATTCCGCGAGCAGCCGAGTTATTGGCTCTAACCAGGTATCGAGTGCCATCGTTTAACTTGATCTCCTGGCTTCCTTTAGTTTCGTACTTCTTAACAAACCGAGTCACAAGTTGTTCATTGGCTTGGATAATCTCATCAATCTTCCAAAAGATTTCAGATGAGGTCGTGAGTTTGTGAGCGGTGTGGACTTGCAAGCGTTCGCCCCATAAAAACATTCCAGCCAGGATTCGAAGCTGCATAAAAGTGGACTTGCCATTTTGCCGAGCCATGATGACGCCGACCTCATTGTGATACCAGCGTCCATCAGGCTTGACGCGGTGCATCTCTATTGCCAGTAGTTTTTGCCAGGGAAGCAATTTAAAAGGCTCACCAGTCACCGGATTGATGATTTGTTCGCAAAAATCAATCATTTCCTGTCCAAGGGACGGTAAATCGACGGGTTTTGACCTAATACGCGGTTCTGTCGCCCCTAGGTAAGCCGTAGGAGGCTGTTCTAAGCCGTTTTGAGGGTTTCGAGTCATATCTAGTCGATGTTCTCCTGATAGTGGCTTATTGAGCCGTTTTTGGGGGCAAAAGATCCAA